GATAGTGATATGTCAGAAATCATAATCTCAGTGCTAGGCTCTTCCAAGTTCACCATGACCCTGGACCTAGTTGACCCATCAAACCCAGACGACCTAGACCAGGTAGAGGTATGGAGGGCAACTTTCTGCGACCAGGATACCGATGACTGCGACATCATTTTCTTTGAGATGGGCACTGACTACGAAGCGTGGGACCTAATTGATGAGGCGATTCAGAATTATCGCCAAGAAATCACTATGTAGCAAATGCCCCACCCCAAAAATTTTTCGCTGTAATTTTTAAATCTTTCAGAAGGAGACCAAATGTCAAGAGGACTTGCTGATGAACCAGTACAGCCACAGGCCCAGGATGATGACGAAGTGACCAACGTTATCAATGAGCTCATCAAGGGCCAGAATAAACTTCACGACCGACTCGTTGACCTAGAGCGAAAACTCGACCACATGCTAGCTGACAGCAAGTCAGAGACTAAGCCTAAGCCATGGAAGCGTGGTCTATAGTGTCAGCAATTACATTCAGGGGCTCATCGGTACTAGATGATATCCTACTAAAAGCAGCGGCTGATGGACGAAGCCCACTTGAGATGGAGCGAATCTCCGGTATCCCTGCTGCCCAGGCTGTGCAACATGTAAAGAAGCTGCTTGAATCAAGGGATGTCTGGACCGAACACCAACAGCGTCAGTTGCTATTGAACGAGCTACACCAGCTAAAGGACAGTCTGCGAGACCAGGCGCTAAAGGCAGGTGACCTAGACTCGGCTAGATTGATGCTAAAGTCCCTAGAGGTAATCGGTAAGCGACTAGACTCACAGCAGCAGACTCTGGATGAGAACGTAATCAAGCTCAGCCAGTACCAGCAGTCTGTGCTGATTCGTGCAATGGACACCGCTTTGGCTTTTGCTAAGGACCAGTTGGCGGAGCGCTACCCTAATATCACCCGAAGCGAGCTAGAAGAATTAGTTGCTGAAGGCTTGGTGAAAGCTAAGTACGAGATTATGGAAGAGGAAAGTGAGCGTATCTGAGTCCTGTTCCTGTGGTGCATCATTCTCGGCTGAGCGTTCGGACGAGATGAAGCAACTAAATGCTTGGCGAATTAACCATAAATGCGTCATTCCTGATAGAGTAGACTTAGTAGTAACAGATTCCGCACGTTCCGAATTAGCAAGTTACCACCCAATTGGCTTCAGCCAGTTCCCAGACATTGAAGAAGACGATGATTGATAATGTATTAGATAGCGTAATCGCAGATATACGCGCTCGCTCAAAGAAGGCCGAGTATCTAACTGACATTAAGCTTTGGGCTAGAGAAGTTCTGGGTAAGACTCTCTGGTCAAAGCAAGAAGAGATTGCAGTATCAGTAGTCGAGAACTCGCACACCGCGGTAGTATCATGTAACGGTGCTGGTAAGTCAGGGCTCGCTGGTATCATTGCGGTATGGTGGGTAGCAGTGCATGACCCACGCGATGTAGCTGTGATTTGTTCGGCACCAACCTACATCCAGATTGCCCGAGTGTTGTTCAAGGAAATCCAGGACAACTTCCGCTTGGCAAAAGAACACGGCGTAACCCTGTTACATTACACAGTCACAAGAATGGAAATTAGAAGATGGCACAGTCATGGCCTGGGGTCGTAGACCAGCTGATAAAGATATCGTCTCTGCCTTCCAAGGTATTCACCGCCGTTACGTCATGGTCATCCTTGATGAAGCCGGTGGTATCCCTGAAGACCTCTACACTGCTACTGAAGCTGTTACTAATACGGAGGGTGCACGTGTACTTGCTATTGGCAACCCCGACTCGCGAGGAACGCCGTTCCATAAAATATTCCGCGAAGACCCTACGTGGCATAAGATTAAAATCTCGGCGTTTGACACGCCAAACTTTACTGGCGAGGCTATCCCCGAGGAGCTAAAGCCACTACTAATCCAGCCTGCCTGGGTTGAACGTCAGAAAATCTCATGGGGCGTAGATAGCGCTCGCTATAAGTCGAAGATTCTAGCGGAGTTTCCAGATGAAGCAGACAATACATTCTTCTCACAGAGTTCTATTGACCGTGCCGTGGACACAGACATCGCGGAAGACTTCACTACTGATGCGTGGCTGGGCGTGGACCTTGCTCGCTTTGGTGAAGACGATAGCGTGGTTTACGTCAATCGTGGAGGTCGTTGCCGTAAGATTGCAACGTGGACAAAGGCTACCTCGATTGAGTCAGCAACTCGAATCCACAATCTGGCAATCGAGCAAGGCGCTACTCAAGTTCGCATTGACGCTGCGGGTCTTGGTGGCCCGATTGTAGACCAGGTGGTAGCACTAGCTGAAGATAGGTATACTATTATATCTATGCTTGGCTCGGCTGCCTCACCTGATAACACTCGCTGGTTAAACGCTCGTGCCCACAGTTACGATACTTTGCGAGAGGGTATGCTCGATGGTCGCATTGACATTGACCCAGATGACAAGGTGCTCATGGACGAACTGCTGATGATTCAGTATAAGTTCTCCGCTAAGGGTGCAATCCAGATTGAGTCCAAGGATGACATGCGACACCGAGGGGTAAAGTCCCCGGACAGCCTCGATGCCCTTGTGTATGCCGCTGCAAACCTAGACCACATCATAAATGCGCCGTACGCACAGCACCGACCGGGCGATAGAATCACTTACGATACCAATCGCATCGATGACTACGACCCGTTCCTATCTGGCTGGACTTGGTAAATCGTATGATAGAATAGGTTTATACCTATTTTAAGGACTTTTCATATGACTTCTTCAGACTTTTCAGCTGAATTGCAGGCACAAATCTCGGAGAATGAGTTTCTTCGCGAATCCTATAGCTCGATGGCTCAGGCCATCCTCGCCTTTGATGACGCTGGCTGGAACACGGCAAACGCGTCTGGCTCTGGAGATGGCTTCGCCCTTCAGGAATTGCAGGATGCAGCTAAGCGTATCCGCGAGCAGACCGAAGGTAACCCACTACTAAAGCGCGGTTGCGGTCTACGTACTTCATACATCTTCGGACGTGGCGTTTCATTCTCGGACCAGCCTCCACGCATCCAGAAGTACATTCAGGACCCACGCAACCAGGAAGTTTTGTTCTCTCCTGAGGCACAGGTCATCAACGAGCGTGCTAACTTCACTGATGGCCAGTTCTTCTTGCTTGCGAATGTTTCGACTAAGCAGTTCCAGCGTATCCCATTTGGCGAAATCTCTGCCATTGTGACTGACCCAGATGATGCAGAGCGAATCCGCTACATCCGCCGTACCTGGACTAACAAGGTGCAGGAGCTTTCATCGGGTGCAGCCAAGGAAACCGTAAAGCAAGTATGGTACCCAGTAGACACTTACACCCCTGAGAACGGTCGCTACGCTCCAACCATCCAGGGTAACCCAGTTGACGTTGGCTTCCGCATGTTCAACTTTCACGTAAACCGCCGAGCTGGTCAAGTGCTTGGTGTGCCAGACGCTTTCCCTGCACTGCCATGGGCTCACGCATACAACGAGTACCTAAAGGATGGCTCACGTATGCTCAAGGCTCTAAGCATGTTCGCTTGGCAGCTCAAGTCAAAAACTAAGGCTGGAGCAACTAACGCTGCTGCCTCAATCGCAACCCCGAAGACCGCAGGCTCTGTTGCTGTAACCGGCTCGGACATGGAGCTAAACGCCATGCCACGCGGAAACAACATCAACCTAACCGATGGTCGTCCACTTGGCTCAATGGTTGCATCTGCACTTGAGGTCTCGGTTGTGGCTTTGCTTTCTGACCCTGGAACTTCGGGTGCCTACGGCACCGCACAGACGCTAGACGTTCCAACCGTAAAGGCAATGGAATCTCGTCAGCAGTCATGGACCTTGTTCTACAAGCGTGTGCTCTCATTCCTAGGCGCAAAGACTGACGCACTAGAGGTCAACTGGCCAAAGATTGAGACCGAGCCATCACAGCGATTGACTCAGGCTCTTGCACTTGCCTACGAAGGTGGAGCAATTTGGCAGGACGAGTATCGTGCAGCAATCATCGAAGTTCTCGATGTGCCACGACTACACATGACCCCACCTACCGACAACAGCAACTCCGCTTCGGACTCTACCGCGAGCGCAGTTCCATCGCAGGGTAACTCTGGAGTTGCTGGTTCGATGCAGGATAATGCAAATGACCAACGCGCCGGAGACAATGCACCGATTGCATAATACATTTGTGGTATAATATTAT